CATAGTTCAGCGATTTGAGAAGCTTGAATAGGATATTCCTTATCAATTGCTCTAGCCGATATTGCTACCATGATTTGATACATCTTATGATACCAACCGGTTTCGGTAATAGTAGAATATTCAGCAGCAAGCTTCTTAGGCCAAAACGGGCAATCATGATAACTTGACCAAATAATGTTGGTATTTTGCATCATCGACTTACGATGATTGACTACTTGTTCTACGAGTTCAGGAGGTAGTCGATCGAGAAACGTGTTACCACTCTTAGCCCTATCTACGTAGGGGTAACGGGCAAGAAGATTGTCAACATCAATAGGATTGCCACTCCCACTGAATATAAAATTATCAGCCTCGTCATATGTTGCAGGGATGTAATACATTCGGCTGAGGTCTTTACATTGTTTATCTCCTGACTCGTCAAGGTGAGATTGGAGTGCGAACCAAAAGTGTTTGATTTCTGCCACTGGTATATGGCGATCAAGTTCGAATACGAGTCGGAACTTTTTCTTAGTAGGGCGACTGCTTGCAGTGCTGTAGCAAACAAAGCGCCAATCACCAGCAAGTTTACGTACAAAATCATTTAGGTTTCCATCAATCTCAATGTCATCAACGTCAACAGCTGCCCAACCTGCCCAAGCAACAACATTCTTATTGGCTCGAGTAGTATCTGGTTTATATATAGCTGGCGAAAATAATTCAGCATCTACTTTTCCTTTCTTAGGTTGCTTAGACAATTCATACAGGAGTTTCTCTAGCTCGTCAAAGCTAGAGAAATCCATTCGCCGATGAGTTTTGTTGTCATAGGCATATCTTTGTTGTTCTTCCCACCAGCGAGGTGGTTTAAACAGCGTTAGGGATAGCACCGTGATTATCCTTATGTGTTGGTGGTGTCCATCCAGATGGCTTAAGAAGATCTGGAAGTCCAAATGGGTTTGGCCGGCCAGGCTTTACACCAGGCGATTTTGTCATATTCGCTTCGTATACACGATCCCATGCTTCATTAGGATCTACGCCGAATACATCTAGTGTTCCAATCGCAAAGACGCAAAGGTCAATCAGGCCATCAACAACTTCTTCAGCATCACGGTCAAAGAGTGCAGCATCAATAGTTTCATTCATTTCTTCCATACACATTTTAAGACGGAAGCGTAGATACTTCTGCATAAGTTCTTTATCGTGTTTATTCTTTTCCATCCAATCAGTAACACCAAACTTGTGGTGCATCATGCGGATATCATTAGGCCAGTCGCTCATATTATACTCCAATTGTTAACTTCATTATTATACTTCATATTTCTTATTTTGTAAATGTATTAATTCATCATACCACGCGTTCATATCAAACAAGTTGATAACCTTATCTGTTTTGTTAGCAGATACATTTATTGTTATTTTATTTGTATCACGGAGAATTTTTTGGCCGCAAATTACAACATCATCATTTATAACATCTTCAAATTTTATATCCTGATGGATTGGGAATCCATAAATGTTATTATTATGTTCAGCATTTTTATCATAACAGTAATAAAAATGATCTTTAAAATTATTATAATCAATCGTTATTGATTTGCTAGATTGGACACCGTATTCCTTAGAAGTTTCAGCTATAACAGTACTAAATAATTGATCTTTGAAATTATTCCTACTTAATCTAATAACATAAAAATTTTCTTCTATTAACATGCATTTAAATTTTTCAATATCGTCTAAATTTAAATTATTTGCTATATCGGTATGCAGAACTTTAAAAACAACATTATCATTAGATCTTGCTTTTTTTCTACAATAATTAATATACATGTTTATTTTTTCAGTATCTTCTGGTTTCATATATGTAAACAATTCTTCAAATAAGAAATTGCTGTCCTGCGATAGCAATTTCTGTAGATTTGATGATGCTGTTCTAGGATTAGCATATATTAATATGTTTTTTGGTATCATCCGAAAATATCATCCATTGTAATTTTCTCTTCAGCACTCCAGCCGATAGCATCCAGAATTGGCTCAAGTGGATCTAGGAATGTTTTTTGAAACTGAAGGTCATAATTGACATGCTTATGTAGCTTCAATTCTTCAGGCAAATACTCTGGAAATGCAATGACATTCTCTTTGACTGGATTAGGCATCTTAAGATAACAGAATTTTACTTTCTCACCAGCCTTAATAGTTTCATATGTTGAAGACAACCCGTTTATCTTTAGATGGTGATTATAAAGCAAACTCCCACGTACGTGAATGGGCGTGCCTTTTGCATAGACGGTTTTACGACGTTCCCATTTCTTAAGATCACTTACTCCACGAGGGAAGGCAACTTTCTCGGGAGGAAGCTGTTTAAAGTCTTTCTTAAACCTTGCAATAAAGTCTTGAGTACCATGACGATCGCCAGTAAGCATCATCTTAAACGCCGCCTTAAACTTGTCACGAACAACCTCAGGAGTAGAAGACTTGATAGCTTCAATGCCCATAATCTTCATCTTAGGCTCTGCGTATTGCACACCTTCAGAGTTATGAACATTGAGAATGTATCGTTTCTTAGCAGTCCAAATACCACGGTCAGCAATAACCTCACGTGCCATAACCATACGTTTGTCAAATGCGTTCATGTGATCATACAAGTTGTCATATGATTTCTCTAGCAATGGGATGAAATGTTCTTCACAAATCTTATCAAGTGCTTTGACCGGATCTTCAGGTTTAAGCTTTTTAACAAACGCGCCAAAGTTAACATAAACCGAGTCAGTATCGATAGCAATAACATAATCACGGTCGTTAGTCTGAAGAATACGGTTCATCTCAGCATTGATAGCACGTTCTGCCCATTGGATAGTAAGCTGACCTGACAGTGTGATGCCTTCTGCCATACGCATATCAAAGTAACGGAAATACTTATTACCCAAAGCTCCATACAAAGAGTTAAGAAGAATTTTAATAGCCATCTGACGGTTTTCAAGCTGGTTAATTTGCCGTTCGAGTTCTACTGTTTTATTCTTTTGATACTCTTGTTCACGCGCAAGCATTTCTTTCTTGACAGCTTTACGTTCACTATAGTAATCGACAATAAGCTTAGGCAAGAATCCTTGCTTATCTTTACGATATGAAGATCCGTTAATAGCAACAGCGACATTCATATCTCTAGCGCGAGGATCAACTGGCGTGTTCATATAATGCTCAACGCCTTCTTGGAAACGACCTTCCATAGATGTGACCAAAGTCTCGGGTGACATATTATATTGAACAATCAAGTTAGGATACAGCGAGTTAAGGTCAAATGATACGACCCAATCGTGTGCTCCAACATGAGGTTCTTTCACGTATCCGCCTGGATAGGGGTTCTTAACCTTTGGATCATTCGGCGGAACTGCGATCTTGGATTTACTCAACTCACGGTAAATGATTGAGTCCCAGATTGCAGTGGTTCCCATTGTGTCTTGATAGTTAACACCTCCACGATATGCCATAGTCATAGCAAGTGTAATAAGATCCATCTTTTCGTCAATACGTTCCACAAGCATAACGTCTTTGATGTTATAATCGATATAAAGCTGATAGTTTTCTTTATAAAGGTTTTGTAGGTTACCATATTCTTCATATGATAGCTTACGTTCTCCAAGAACTACATATGCAATATGATCAAGTTTATATGACTCTTGAGCGCCGTATGAATAACCAAACTTTTTAAACAGCTCGATGTAGTCCATCTGAGTAATACCTTTGATATCAAAAGCACACTGTGGTGAACCATTTACGGTAATTTCTTGGCGATCTACCATATTCCATGGAGAGAAAGCTTTAACCGCTTCTTCAGCACCGAGTCGAGCAATGCGATTTAAAATATAAGGAACGTCGAAGAATCTGATATTCCAGCCTGTAATAATGTCTGGGTAATTGTCTTTCCAGAACTTGATATACATCGCAAGCATTTCTACTTCGCTTTTACCACGATGCTCTTGGACAATCACGTCTTTCAGGATAGATTTATCTTTATCCCAGTCACCGAAGTGGAAAACGTGATATACGGCAGACTTACTTGACTTATGCGTAATAGCTGTGATAGGATGTGCAGCTTCATCAGGAAGAGGGAAACCATCTTCAGAATGGACTTCGATATCGATATTAGCGACATTGACCATTGAGCGGTCAAATTTAATATCACCTGGAAACTTATCAGTAATAAACTGATGAATGAAATTGGACGTGCCATATACTTCAGCGTTATCAATTTCTTCATAACGCTTACAAAAGTCAAGTGCTTCGGACATAGAGTCAAACTTGACAGGAGCAACTGGTCGACCTTGTAGGGTTTTCCAGCCGGTGTCTATCTGAGACGTGACATACATTGTGGGTTTAAATTTGTATCGGTGTTCAACAGCAGTGCCGTTGTCAGTGTATCCACGATATAGGATACTATTCCCATAACGGGAAACGTTTGTGTAAAAGCTCATATTACCTCCATAATCTAAAATATAGTATCACAGTTTGAGGTTATTGTACACCCCCATCGTAAGAGCCAAATGCCCAATATCTTTCTTTGCACCACCAGCATTCTTTACAAGGAGACGCTGAACTTATAACACAACTAGATGTCATATTAGATAAGTCTTTTAAACCAAAATGGTTATATTGAGCTGCTATGAATTTTTTATTAACTGTGGCAAAGGGAAAAACAAATTCTATACCAGGTTGTTTAGTCATTGCAATTAGCTCTTCCTCATTTGGATCATACGATCCGGTAGGTCGAGGAAGTCCTGGCATGCCGCGAGTAGTTCCATCTAAAACGGTATCACAACCGATAATATTAAATAAGTATTTTCTGGCTTCTCTAAGATAAGTGTTTTTACTTTCGGTGTCAATATCCGTTTGGTGATAGGTATGTAAGTACGGATTTTGAATACTTTTTCCTATAGGCAAGTCTTGGATATATTTTACAACATCCTTTCCGATATTGTGAACTTTGCAATTGGGCGCAGCTGCATCGTATGATATAGTTGGCCAAATTTTTACTTCATTCAATTGATCCCTACTATGTATCATAAGAGCCGTACAATACAAAATTAAGGCGGAATCAGCTCCGCCTGAAACGTGAATTCCAATATTTTTCCAATGAGCTGGAAATTTTTCAAAGAAGTCTACTACAACCCCATCATATTCTAAAATCATCTAATCACTCCTACCAAATGGTATCTAGTTTCGCTGGATGCATTAAATGCGGTATGCATTTTAGATGTATCTGTCATATACCATTGATTTTGTTTTAGGTGCTTAATCTCATCATCGATTACCATAAAGCACCCCTCTTGCGTTTTTATTGGAAAATGTATTCTTTTACTAAAGTCGGTATGCCAGGATAAACATGTATGAGGTTTAGATTTCATAATTCTAACCCTTCCTAAACTATATTTTTCAGAAAGAGCATTATATATTTTCTCAAATGATGTGCCTTTAAATATAGCACATAATTCAGTAAAATCTTTTTCGTGTAACCTGTTTGGTTTTGGCGTTTTAATTTTTTCGCCATTATCACATAATACCCAATCCCATACCATGCTTCCCACGCCAATCTGACAATTGTCTTCATATCCAACAGGATAATTTAAGCACACATTATCATATTCACATATGGACTTTAATTCTTCTAGAAGATTTTCATATACTGGAAGGTCGTATAATTCTTCAAAGTTTGCCATTATTAAAATACCTATTCATATCGTTATGCCTCTCAACAATATTCATGAGTTCTTCTTGAGCTGCTACTGCTGTATCAAACTCAAAACCGTCATTGACGTGATTAATAATTGTCCAGAATTGTTCTTTATCCATAGAAGTCATGCAATATATTGACATTGCCGCCATCATGAAATCAAATTCGGTTAGGTCGCCGTAAAGATCGTCTTCGTTCTCTTTAGCCATAAAAAATACCTCCGTATTGCTACAGAGGTATTTATTATATTTTACTTAATCTTTTGTAGAAACGAATGAATACATCTCTTTGGCTTTTGCCATTAGATCTTCAGTGGAATACATCTTATAAGCTTCTTTCAACTTATCTTCAATGTCCGTACGAGCTTTGTTGCCTTCAGCAACCATGTTTTCATAGAACTGGATGTTCATATGATATTGCTGATCCAAATATTCTTTGGCTAGTTGCAACATATCTGCACGGATTTCGAATGGATTCTTATTGCTCATTTTGTCACCTTTGCCATAGCTTCACCTACTGCATTGGCAAATGCGTTGGTTTGCTTCATTACATCTTTTGTATATTCTGTTTGTGTTTTAATGAAGTCATTAAGCGGTTTGCTAATCGCCTCATCTTTAACCCATGTGTCAACCCAAGTTTTCTTTGCGTTTTGGATTGTGTCAATAAACATGTTTGTCATATAATCGTTATTCATTTTCTTCTCCTGTGTGTGTTATCCAGAAATGTATATTCCATTAGGTCTATACCAGTTTTTCTGATTGTGTAAACTACCAAGTAAACTAATTACCTTACGAATTTCATTATCAATTTGACGAACTGGTTCCAATTGGCTTTCAGGAATAATAGTACTTTCAACGTGTGTTTTTCTACGTTCCTGTAATCTACCGATATAGTGATTTAAAGCCTCTTCAATTAAATAAACATCATTAACAGTTAAGTTAAAACTTGTATTAGGCTTTACCATTTCATCTTCTAGTATGTAAATCCTAGCCACTTGTGGCTAGGACTTTTTTATGAGCGATTAAGCTCTTTTAAACATTGTCTGGCTTCTTCGACGTACCCAAGTCTCGTAAGTTCTGTTGCAGCTCGGTAATATCCGATTTTATAGAAACTACGATTAACTTTTGCAAAAAGATCATTAAACCAAGACCCAATACTAGTAGTAGTGTTAAGCACCATAACATTCATCAGATCCACCCTTTCAAGTTCGGGTTAATCTCTAATTTATAGGATCTTTTATGATCTTTATCACCTCTTGCTAAAGCGTGAATATCACCTCTAGAAATACCAATATCGTTTAACTCTCTATCGGATAGTTTGTATAACGAGTTTTCGGTAATTCTAATATCTTTTAGTTCTTTAATCTTCTGTAAGAAACTGTTTAGTTTGTGTATTAAGTGTGTCATTTGAGACCTCGTTGTTTCCAATTGAAATTTTACGAGGACGCTGATCTTCTGGGACTACATACTTCAACTCAATTGCTAGTATGCCGTCTTGAATATCTGCTCCGTGCACTTGCACGTGTTCAGACAATCTAAAGGTGCGTTTGAATTTCTTCGTAGAAATACCACGGTGAATATACTCGCGACCTTTGGAAACATGATCACCTGTTACGGTAAGGGTTCTATCGTGTAGCTCAATATCGATACCATCTTTACTGAAACCAGCTACTGCCAGTTCAATTAGATAATCCGATTCACCTGTTTTAAGGATATTATGAGGAGGATAGTTATCGTAGGCATGCTTTGTAACGTGATCAAGTTCTTTAAAGAGGTGATCAAATCCTACAAAGGCTGCAGGTGGAAATGAAGTTGTGTTGATTCGTCTGCTTGTCATTGTGTTCTCCTTTTTCAAGCAAGAATATTAAGAGCCAGGTTCTCCTGCGCTCAAGTGTATTTATCCTAAAAGGCAAAAATAAGCTATACCATTACAGAATACCTGGTATTACCTTTTAGGATAAAATTATTTATTACCGATGTTATATTTCGGGCAGAGTTCCCATTGCTCTTTTTCTTT